TAGGTACAAACAGATTTTTATATGTATATTCAGGAGGAGCTTTTTATGACATTACTCCTATTAAAAGTACAACAACTTTAACTAATGCTTTTTCAACAACACAAAATGATGCAACTGTTACATTAACATTTTCATCTGCTCACAATATTTCTAAATATGATATTATTCGTTTAGATAATTTTTCATCTATTACTAATTCTGATTTTAGTTCTAGTGATTTTGATGATAAAAATTTTATGGTTGCTACTGTTCC